ATGGAACACCCATTAACTTCTTCTTGTTGTCTTGCAAGTTAAAGAAGATATCACGGTTCTTGTTCTTTAATAAAAACGTACCATCTTGTAAAGATTTAACTGCGATGTTCTGCAATTTAAGTTCTGGGTCGTTTAATAGTTGCAAGAAGTCGTATGGATTGTTTCTAGCGAATAACATCAAGTCTCTTCTCAATTCTTCGCTCGATAATCTATCTACATTAGTACCCATCGTTACTCTAGAAATAGCTTCTGCTGTAGCAATATCTAATTCACGTGCTGCAATCTGAGCATCTAATTGGATATTAATACTATCAATCTGAACTGAAGCATCACGCTTGGTATCAACCTCTTCGAATATCGAACCATTATCTGGGTGATAAGCTAAGAACATTTGTAATACTTGATTCTCTTTTGGTACAGATAATAAACCATCTTCAAAGATGATTGGCTCTAAAATGAAGTTACCATCTTGTTCATCCTCGAAAGGAGACTTTTGGTTAACAGCATATCTAAGTGGACGATTCATGTTGGTCTTTGTATCGAAGTACAATAAAGAGCGACGTGTAGTATTACGTGACGCTAACATGAATGAAATAGGGAAAGTTCTTCTTTTAAGGACGTATAGTTTGTCCGAAATTTCTTTGGAATTTAACATTATATTTGATTTTAAATTTTAAACAAAAATTAAATAAGGGGAGACCGAAGCCTCCCCCTAAGTTTACTAGTTCTCGAAGATGAAGAAGTTGTTCGCACCAAGAGTACATAAAGCACGCTCAGATAAGAAGTTAACCTCCATTGCATCAAGGTCGCTAGTTTGAGCACCACCAGCAGAACCAGTGATCCAAGTTTTGTAACGACGATCTTCTGTTTCAGAAGCACGGTAACGAACGTGTAAGAACGGACGCTTCGCATTCTTTCCTAAGATTTGATCGTATACTGAAGTAGAACCAGCAGGTACTAAGATACCATTGATACCACCACCAACGATTCCACCACGAGTAGTAGCATCATTTAAGTATTTCCAATCAGTCTTGTAGAAGTCATAACCACGACGGAATCCAGTGAATCCTAATTCTAACGCCATGTCCTCTTTGTTGTCGAACAAACCGTATGAAGTACCACCTGAACCGTAAGAGTTCTGAGAAGCTAACATATCGTTGATATCGAAAGAGAATTTACGGTTAACGAATAACACGTTCTCTTGGATAGCTCCTTGCTTGTCAAGACGTTGGATGATAGCATCGAAGTCAGACAAAGTAGTAGGGTTACCACCAGCCCAAACGTTACCACGAGTCTCAACTGCATCAAATAAACCTTGAGTACCAGCGTCACCAGGTTGTACTTGAGAAGAAGCAACTGTTAAGTAAGTTAAAGCACCTGATCCAGCTTCTGCAGGAACACCTTCAACCATTGACATCTCTAAGTAGTCTTCGAAACGTAAACGAGTCTCGTGCTCAGATTTGATGTACCATAAGTAACCAGCAGCACCATTCTCAGAAGTTACTTCAACCCAACCGATTTGAGCCATGTCAGAACCTGATACAGTGTACTTGTCTTTGATGATGATTGGCTTGTTCTCGAAGAATAAATCTTGAGACTCTAAAGAACCGATCATTCCAGTTGAACCTTTAGTGAATTCAGAACCGTAAACAAACGCAGTTGAAGCAGTAGAAGCAGCAATTGTTTGTCCTGGGCCATTGTAGTAAGCAACTGTGAAAGTGTTAGCAGAGCTATTTACTGCAGTGATAACAGCTTTGTCAGAAGCAGAACCAGCGTTAGCTGATAAGAACACAGTTTGGTTAACACGGAAGTTAACTACTACGTTAGCATCGTTAACTGTCCAAGTTGCAGTGTCAGCACCAGCAACTGCAGTTGTTGTAACGTTTACATATTTAGTGTGTAAACGACCTTGCTCTGCCCACTTAATTAAGTCAGAGTTAGAAGGTAATTCAGCACCTACCATACGTAAGAAAGATGCAATAGAGCGATTACCATAACGCTCGAATTCTGCCTCGTAAGTATCAGGAAGATACTGGTTTAAGAAGTCGAAGTTAGTAATGTAGTTTGTAGGCAATGTTGCCTTTACCGCTGAGGGTTGTAATTGAAACCCTGGGGTCGATTGAACTGATCCAGCCATTTTTTGTTTTTTGTTTTGGTTTATAGTTTTCTAATCTTTAGTCTGCTACCATGGTCACTATCCAACGCTTTAACACTGAAACCACCTTTTTCAACATGCTGGGGAGATGTTCTTACATTTCCCATATCGATGTTCTTGCTCAATTTGGCAGACTCATCAATCGCATCAGCTTTGCCCATATCATAAAAGAATCTGGCCATTGCATCGGGGTTCATTGCCGCAGCAATTGTTTTGTGATACTGTTTAGCATCCTTCAGGTATCCGCTTTCGTCAACAAAATTGTTTAAGAATTTAGATACATCTGATTGAGCCGCCATAAGCTGCTCGGGTGCACCAGGCTTGTAAGATATTTCCTTGTCACCAATCTTGAAATCAAAACCTTTGAATTCACTGGAAAACAATTCTTTCGTCTTATTCACGAAGTACTGTGATTTTTTAGCGTTCTCCTCCTGCATAGCAGATGATTGGCTAATATATTGCTTGTATTGCTCTATCGCTTCTTTATCTTCAGCAGGAATTTGATACTCCATCCTCGACTCAAGGGGAGCTTTGTATTTTTCCTTTTGTTCGTTAAAGTACTTAGTAGCTTTTCCAAGTTCTTTTTTAAAGGCTAACTTCTTACGCTTAATGTCTTTGTCCTCATCGATATCTTCATCGATTGCAAACTTAGACTCATATTCAAATGCGATATCCTCGTCATCTAAATCTGGGTTAGTCTCACGCATGTAGTCAGCAATAAGTCTCTCCGGACTAACACTAGAATAATCTTTGTTAATACGGTAGAAATCTTCTAAACCACGACCTGTCTCTTTCTTGAATTTTAAGAAAGCATTTACATCCTCAGGAAGTAACTCTTGTTGTGGTTCTCTTTCTGCAAATAGTTCATCCAAAGAATTAACTTCTTTATTGAACTTTGTTTTTAAATATGAAAGAACGTCGTTGTCACCAAATTCTGGTTGACTATTTTCTGTCTCCGTTGGAGCTTCCAACTGCGACATGTCAATTGTGGGTGCCTCTGTTTCCTCAGCTGTCCCATTCATTTTCTCTTCGTGCTGATCAAGCAATTGTTGCTCGATTTCTTGCACAGACTTTTCCTCAAAGTCTACAAGTTTTACTTGAATATTATCCATTTAATTTAATTTAGTTGCACAAAAGTAATAATAAAATTTATCTTGGATTAAACTGTTCTAAAGAGAAGCCGTCCAACGAATCTTCTTCGCTCTCGAAGTCCATTGCTGGTAGGTCTTTTTGACGCTGTTCAATCAACTTAGATTGTTGAGTAGCTTGGATTTTTGTACGATCATCCTTAGCTCTCTCTTTGTCCATATCTAATTGCTTAATTCTCTCAATCTCCATGCCTTTAAGTTGCATGTTGTAGTTAAACTCAACCTCCATCAACTGTTGCTTAATAGCAGCCTCAGCCTGCATCTTCTGAATATCAAAGTTCATTTGAGCCTCAGCAAGTTGTGCTTTAGCCGCAGCCTCCGCTTGAACTTTTTGTAGTCCTGCTTGAGCAGCAGCTTGAGATGATTGAATGTTTCCTTGGGTTTGCATCTGAATCTTAGCTTGCTCATTCTCCATGTCTTTCTTCTCCTTGTTCTTGCGCTTTAGCTTCAACAATTCGTTAGCAAGTTTCATGTTCTTCATTTGGCGAATGTCAATTGCGTCCTCCAAAGTAATTTGGTCACGCTGCATAGCCATCTGAATGTTAGCCTCTAATTGGGCTTGCTCTTCTTGGTCTGGGGATACCTCAATGAAAATACCAAAGTCGTACAATGGCAAGTCTTTGATATCTTCCAAAATACCAACAGCATACTTACCAATCTGCATAGTAAACTCTTCTTTGAAGTCAGAGTATTCTAATATGTCAGAGATACGGTAAGATAACGCCTCAGCTAAAGTTCTAGTAATGAACTTACTTCCCTCAATGATATGGCGAGTAGCAGTGTTTGAATTTAACGCTGCAAGCTTCTGTACGCCCACCAAGGCATCCGGGTTAGGTGTTGATGCATCTCGAGCCTCGTTAAGCCCTGTAACGTCACGTATCATGCCCATATACTGGTTGTATAAACCAATCAATGAAGCAATCTTAGCTTGGCCGCTATTTGTGTTTAATTCTTGGATAGGAATACGACCATGGTTTAAATCACCATCGACTGTCATGCTACGTCCAATAACACTACCCGTCTGGAAATACAAACGTAAAGCGTCTTCTGGATTGTAAGCTGCACCTGTTCCCAAGTCAACCTCATTGATACCATCAGCATCGATGAACACACCATCTGGCACAACACGTTGTTGAACCTGTTGAATCTTTAAGTGCGTCATTTGAATTAAGTCAGCAAAAGGAATCATGCGACGAGTCAATGACTCAATCACACCCTTGTACATTCTTGGTGCCACACAGATATAATTAGGCATTGCTCTTTGAGTAGCAGCCTTAGGACGAACCATGTTACGAGATAACTCCCACTTAAGCAAGTAAGATGATCCCGGAATCATGATACCTTCGTACCATACATCAATACGCTTCTCTATTCTCTCAAACAATTCTTCAGTTCCAGCAGGAGGATTAAAATTCTCATCCTTAGGGATAATACGAACACCATTGTTTTCAAGATACTTCTTCTTATAGACAAATGTTTTATCAGTTTTGTAGTTAAAATAAAGTAAAGTAACTACGTCTCTATTAAAAATATCACTGCGATATGGACGCATAATGCCGTAGTAATTATACCAAGCAGTACCAAGCTGCTGAATCTCAGCTAACTCTTCTTTAGTAATGTCTGGTTTAATCTTAATCAACTCAGTGATAGGCACTTGCTTAACCTCTCCAAAATAGAAACAATCCTCAAATGTTGGAGACTCAGTGTAACTATAAACAATGTTAGCGGGGTCAACATATTCAATCTTAACTCCAGAACCCGGTTGGAACGTGTGCTTTACTACACCCAAACCGATTGTGGTGATATCATAGTCGACCCTTTTACGAACGTCAGGGTAGTGGTTTAAATCCAACAAAGTATTAATAGCCTCTTCTTCTGCAATCTCAATTGCCGGCTTATACTTTAATTGCATGTATAATGATAACTCTTGGTCATTCTCAGGAAGGTCATCCATTGGAACGTTAGATGCATCTACACCTAATTGCTCTTTACCAATCTTAAGAATATCTTTGGCAGCCATATCACGCTCCACCATTTGTTGGAAGTGAGAACGCTCACTCATTGACATAGCGTCTTGAGCATAAGCCTTAACCTCAAATAAACGGTCATTCATACCGTTTACTACAATGTCAACAAATTTAGGGATGATAGGTACTGGAGTCCAATCTAAGTTAATGTGGGACATATCTCCGTCCACCTCAAATTGGTTTTTATATTTAGCGATAGGTTGTTCTCCTCTAGCATATAGTCTAGTGCGGTGGAAATCAATCCATTGAGAATAGTATCTACAACTATTTCCAGTTTTAGCAAACCATTCATACGAAATGCTTTGCCCTATTTTTAGTCCGTAATCCCAGGAAGCTTTCTCTTGGTCAGTTGCTAACTGAGAAGGGAATGCAGTTGGGTTGATTAATACTACAGGGGGGTTGCTCATATTCTTTTAATTCTGCTCGAAGAACCAGTGTTATCGTAAGTTGCAAATTTAATGCTTATTTTTGACTCTTTTTTCTCAGGCAAATATACGTGCTTTTGATTTGCCATAATAGCTAAACCCGAACTAATTGATGCATCAAACTTTGTTCTGTCATTTACATCGAATTTAGCCCAGTCTTGAAGGGTTCTATTGAACTGCATTTCACCTATTTCATCTGGACTTCTGTAGATTCCTTCTGCATCAAATCCAACAAATTTCTCGATGTAAGTCTCAATAGCTGTGGCGTGTGCTTGCTTCATGTCTTCACTTGAGTTAGGTACACCACCAATCTCACGTTCAGTAAATGACAGCTTGTTAGCATGCTTGTCAGGTCTATTCATAGAGAAGCCTCTATAGCCACGGTTCTTAAAGTGGTATAGTAATCGGGCTTTATTATTCTCTGCAAGTATTGGCATTCCATAGAACACGCACGCCATCAACACTTCTTCAAAGAATATCTCTGCTGTCTGTGGACGAGCAATGTATTCTAAAAAGAATTGGTTGGATGGAGCATTCACCATATTATATTTAGTCAGCCCATGCAAGGACCCATTTGATCCACCAAACGTCGCACCTGAGATATCATAAGGGTCACATCCAAATGCACCAATATGCTCATTGCCCGGATACTTCTTACCATTCTTGGTAATATAGTTATTACGTGTAGCCATGTCAGGTATCCAAGATACCAAGAAACGACCATTCTTATCTGGCGTCCAAATAACCTCAGTATCCTTCTCACCATTCTTCCAATGAAAGTATCCCTTAGTTAAAACTCTATCTTGAATCAAGCCATCATTGTAGTCAATCTGCTGATAGATTTTAGTTAGATTAAATAAAGAGGACTTAGTCTCATCACGGAAGGCGTGAGACTCTGTTCTAGGGAACTGACGATAGTGTTCATTCAAAGCATCCGGATCACTCTTTAATGAGTCAACCTCATTCTTCCAGTTAGTAATAACGCCATCTGTGATAAGCTCTCCTTCTTGTGCCGACTTAATTGCCTTCTCGGGGTCTTCTAAGACTGCGTGACCAAACTCGTCAATGTATCCTTCATAATTATAATCCATCGGAATAAATAGTGAGTATAAACCCGACTTAGTCTGACCATTAGCATTCCTCTTTTTAACATCTGAGTCATAGTATAGCTTTTTATAGTTCTCTCCACCTTTGTCAAGTGCGTTGGATGTAGAACCCATCATACACTTACCAATAATCCTAGAACCTAAACGAAGACAAGTCTTTCTAACTCGCCAACCATTTAGGATGCTTAATGGTCTTTCTAACTTAGCAGCCTCGTCCTCAACAAGTAGTTTAAGCTTCTGACCGTCAAAGGAGTTGTCGGCTGTGTTCTTCCAAGTAATGGTGGTATCTAATCCATCAATCTCTTCCTCCTCCTCTTTGTCCATGTTCTTACGAGTAATCTTAGAAGATGGCACACGGAAGGCTAACTCAGTTACCGGTGATGAGTTACCATCACGAGTAGGCATAAAGAAGAAAGGATAGTTATTGATAATAGGCACAACCTTTCCTGTAAACATCATCTTAGCATCGGTACCTGTCTTAGACATAATACCTATGCTTGAGTCTCTAGTTGATGTAGCAATATTAATAACCTCAGAGGATGCCATAAAGGAGAATCCTGAACGACGGTTCTTAAGATAGCACATGCCGAAACACCTATTATCTACTTTACAAGCCTCCCAGAATAAATAAAATATCCTGTTAGCTTCACGAAAATCAGGGTGCCCTACGTCAGTCTTTGTGAACTGAAGGTACATATAATGACTTCCTGTAATATAGGTTGGAGTTTTGTTATTTATAAACCAATACCCCAAATCTCTACGTCTAAATTGCTCCTCTATATAATCTACCCACTGTGATTTAAATGCAGTATCCCTTCTGTTCCAATCGAACTGAGTTTTAATACGAGATAATTCACGGGGATATTCTTCAACACGCCAATTATTATAATTATAGTTTATACTTTCTGGTATTGCTGGTAATCCTACCCTTAGGTTTTGTATTTCATAAATATCTCCTAATGTGCCATCCTTAGATATAATTACTATATCGTATTCTTGATTATACCCTTGAACCCAATCTTTTTTATGATTACGTTTTTTAAGAATTTTTTCGGGAACAATATTTTCAACTATATGATATAAACTCATCTAAATCTATTTATAATTCCTTTTTCTTTTTCAAACTCTAAAACAGATTGATAAGCATCTTCCTGGTTTTTAAAAGAACCCAAATGCTTTAATTTGCCTTCAAATGTTACTTTAGAAATCCACCTATCCCTATTTTTTCTATAATATACACACGAATATTTACTTAACTTGCTTTTGCTATCAAGACTTCTTTTTGTTGAGTTTTCTTTGCCCGTAACCCATTGAAGATTATCTATACTGTTATCTAATTTGTTATTATTTATGTGATCTAGCTGTGTATGACAATCCTCTCTTGGTAATTCAAATGTAATTGCAACAAGTTTATGTATAGAAAATCTTTGCTCTCCTGAATTTTTATATAAACTTATTCCTAGATATCCAGCAAGGGTGGTATTTAATTTTAATATCTTACCCTTTATACTAACCTTGGTTGTTTTGCCATAATTAATAGTCCTATCTAAACTCTTAACCCTTCCTAAGTTACTTACTTGGTAATAACCCTCGTATCCTACAATGTCTTTCCAAATCTCTTCCATAGTATAAATTTATATTATTTTCAAAAATGCTACTTGTACAATTCGTGAGTCATCCCCACTACCATAATTATTGAAAATATTTCTCGAATGAGGTATGTTAGAGTCAAAAACAAATAGCCTATTAAACTTAGCATTTGTGATTAATATAGGCTCGTGGTTCTCATTGTAAAGCGTTGTGCCGTCTTCTTCTGGATGGTTCTTGGTTAGATAAAGAATAGCGGTGATGTCACCCATCATCTCATCTGAATGGATGAAGTTTGGCTCTTGCTGACCCTCAGGTGATATGCGAACAAAGTTGTACACAACCTCACATCCGGGATGAAGACTTAAAAGCAATGCACCAAAATCATCGTTATCTCTAGGCTGAATGCCTTTAAATAACTGCGTTCCTACAGTTATGTCATAAAACTCACCACTTAAGATGTCAGCTAGATGCTCTTCTGGCTTAGGCATAAAATTATCTATAACCATTCTATTTAATTTTAGTTGCAAACTTCTCAGCAAATCCTTTATTGGATATGTTCTTTTCAATGACAATACCCTCAATGATATTGCTCTCCTCTTCTACTCTTTTAAGAATCTCAAAAGCATCCATGATTGCTAATTTCTTGGCAGCCGCTGCATTCTTTAGTTTATCAGCACTTAGATCATCCTCTAAATGAGTGACAATCTTCTCCTCTGCGACCTTTATCAACTCCTCCACCGCTTTGTACCCTGAGTCAATAATACGTCTTTTTAAGTCGGTTATTTTGCTCATAATAATATGTTGATATTTTTAGTGTACATTCGGTACACTTTCTCTCCATCAATCTCAAAAGGATACTCAGACTCGGGTTCAAAGGCAACCTTATCGCCTTCGTTCAACCCTAAGTCTAGCACCTCTTGATTAGCATACTTAATGATGCCAACTAATGGCTTCTCAGTATCTGTGGTCATTATACCCTCATGGTCATTCTCTACCGGAGATACAAAGACATACCTGCCTACACCTATCCATTTGCCATTAGGCTTCTTGTAGGCATAAGGGTCCTCAACAAAGAATAGATTCTCCTGAAAGTGATTCCAAGAAGACCTCTCTCTGCCCTTCATGTCGTAGTAGTACTTGAACGTATTGTGGTGCACAATGATGGTGTCACCGGGCTCTATTGGACCTTCATAGCCAATGGGTGTAGAAATGACAATGGCCTCTCTCATGGAGGCCAAATGGTCTTCTTTGGAAGTAGAGATAACTATCTCACCACGAGTGTTGTCATATCGCTTACCCTCTCGAGGGCTTACAATATAAAAAAATGGGGACTTCATTAGAAATCTATATTATATTCGATTGAGAATGGCATGTTGCCATTAATTTTTTTCCATAATACTACCTCATTATCTCTCTCAATATAAATCTCGATGTCTGCACTCTCGAGTTGCTTGATAAGATGAATGATGTAGTTCCCTTGAAGTACAGATTGACCATGCATATAATTCATGGCATTCTTATAATCTGCACCAAGGGATAGCTTGCGGATAATCATTACTCCTTAATTTCTCCAGAAGACAAATCAATAACTACGTCACCGTACTTAGCTTGAAGTTCTTCTTGGATGGTTGTCAATTCTTCTCCTGCTTGGTCTGCGTTAAACAACACAGCCTTCTTCTTGGATTCCAATCTGTAGATAGAAATCTCAATGTCAGCAATAGTAGTACGAGCCTCACGCAAGTTTGTACTTGCTTGCTTTAAACGCTCTAATTCTTGTTCTTCGATGTTAGCCATTATTCTTGAATTAATTTTAATAAAATGTTATAGTTTTCTGTTGTCTTTACTTCCTCAATGTCCTTAGGAGCCAAAGGCGTGTACTCAATCTCTATGGTCTCAGAAAGAATCTCAGAGTATTCTCTTTGAAAGTCTAAGAACTTCTGATTGATTTCACCTGAGTCTAAGTGTGTAGATACATTGTAATTACCTTCAGCTTCTTCTCCGTACTTAATCACCAAGTCGTCGTGTAGTTTTCCTACAGTTTCTTTTTCTGACTTTAGCTTTTCAACTAAAGAGCTCATGCGGTATCTTACAAGCATACTAATATTCTGCTTAAAGAATCCGTCCAAGACTTTCTCTTTTGTGTGCGGATTGACGAAGCCATTAATCTCAGCTTCTAATTCTAAAACTTGAGAAAGTGTTAAATTAATTTTTTCCATTAGATTATTATTTTTTTTGTAAAGTTAAACAATAGGTTGATCACCTGCAACAATTTCTTGTTCAATTGTAGGTGGCAACCATGGGTTGGGTAATACTATAATTTGTGGGTTAATTTGATTCTCAATTTGAGCATCCAAGTTTGCGTTCAACGCTTCCACATCATTACCTGCATCTAACCATCCACATACTTGCTCAAATGTCAAGTCTGGGTAAGCAGTGAAGTCTGTATCAGATGGAGTTTGGCAACCCATTGCACCATACGTATCAGCATAATAAGTCTTGTCGCCATCTACTGCTACAGCGTTGCGACGCCAGTGAACAGTTACCACTACATCTGTTAATCCATCTAATGAGGGTGCTGTGTCCATTTGGCTAACTACCCATTCGTAAGTTGTTGTCATATTATTTGTTTTTTAAAATTTCTAATTCTGTTTTTAATTCTTTGATACTTGCAACTAACAAAGGAATAACTTCAGAATATCTAATTTCTAACATCCCTGTATTTAAGTCCTCTCCTATTGCTTCTGGTAAAACCTCTTTCACATCTTGAGCGATTAAGAAAGAGCGTCTTTTAGTTTGTTCATCTGTTTTATACCTTCCAATCATTGAACGTAATTGAGATACTTTTTCAGTTGCATTTTCAATGGCTACTAAATCCGTCTTCATTCTTTCATCTGAGTAAGTTCCCCAAGAAGTAGCTCCAGCGGCAAGATTTACTCCCGTCCCAGTTGAGCCTCCAGAATACATTCTAAGGCTTCTAAAATTACTATTTTGTCCTATATAGTACGAAGTTCCATCTAAGAAATGAAAACCTCCATAACCTACCGTATTAGATAAATGAAAATGAGGAGAGGCTTGAGAACTGTCTCCCTTTTCAACCGTTAACCTTGAGCTATAATCATTTGTTCCGCCAATAGCTACATTCCCCCCACTAGTAAGTCGCATACGTTCGGCAGCTGAAGTACCACTTGCAAAAATCATATTATTGTTTGCAATTAATGCTCCATTATTAGAAGAATCTGCCACTAATCCAAAAGCCCATCCAGTATCTGCCGCATTATAGAAAGTTAAGAATTTTCTATTATCTACTCTTATTGCAGTTGTATTAAGGTCATCTAAATTACCTCCTTTAAATATTGCTGTTCCCCCGCTAGTAATCCGCATACGTTCGTTTGGAGTAGAATCTGTACTTGTATAAAACATCATACTGCCACCAGAACCACCATCTCTATAAGTTATTAACTTTAAATCAATGTTTGTACTATTGATATAGTTTCCAGTATATGAAGATTCTTGACCTATTCTTAACCTCTGATTAGAACCTGATTCTCCTATTGCAATACAATCGTTCCCAAGTGCTCTAATAATATGTAAAGGTGTACCTGGCGCAGTCGTTCCGATGCCTACGTTGCCACCTCTAATAAATGAATCTCCGCCAGCATTAAATAAAACGTTTTGAGTCCCACTTGAATTAAACAAGGATAAACCTACCCCTTGGGTTCCGCTAAACTCTTCTATTTTAGCTACGGTAGTTCCGTTTGAATGCACTAAATTTATTGAAGTTCTTGCCGAAACACTACTCGAAAACGTAGCGGCTCCAGTAGTTGTTATTCTTAATCCAGTAGGACTTGAAGCTCCAGCAGGTCTTAGCCATATTCCGTTTCCACTTGTTGATTCTATTGTACTAAATCCTGAAATAACTTCACCCAAAAACATGGAATTACCAGCAAGTACTCTGCCTGAAAACGTGGCTGCCCCTGTGTTACCAGTTACCTTAAATAATTCTGTTCCAATTCTATTTCTTACAATAAAATTTGTATTATCATTTGATGTAGAGCTTAGTCTTCCTACATAAACATTTGGAGATAATGAAGTAGGGTCAATTAATAAATCTCCAGAAGTAACTGCACCTCCCGTTTTACCTGCTTCTAAAGACCCACTAAACGTAGCACTCGTACCACCCAAAGCTCCCGTAAGTGTGCCTCCTGATAAAGGGAGATACGATCCTAAAGCAGAAGTCAGTGCAAGTGTGCCTGTGGCTGATGGAAGGGTATATGTAAATGTACCATTGGTAATAGTTGAACCTAAGGTTAGAGCTCCGGTAAACCTCCCTGTGCCATTAACATCTAGGGCAAGCCCACTAGTTGGAGCAGCAACGACAACATTCCCACTAGAGTTAGCTGAGATGTAATTAATAAGGTTCGATAATAATGTATTCTTTGACATATTATTTGTTTTCTAATGCTGTTACTTTTGCTGAGAGTTCCTGGATGGCTTTAACTAACATAGGTATTAAAACTGAAGTCTTAATAGATTTATAAGTTTCGCCATCTGTTCCTTTCTCTGTTGAAACATCTACCATATTAGGGAATACTTCTTCAAATTCCTGAGCAATAAAGCCTATTTGTTTTGTAGATTCTCCTTTTAAATTAAAGTTTCTAACTTTTAGTTTTGCAATATCTCCTAGTTTAGGTGTAGCATCTACAATGTTTTCTTTAAATTTAACGTCTGAAATTGTACCATAAGAGCCAGTTCTATTAATTACTGAGCCATTAGACCATACTATAAATTTACTATTAGTAGAATCTGCAAAATAAGCAAACTCGTAATTAGTTGAATTTGGGGAAAATGCTGAATATTGCAAATACATTCCATAAGTATTACTAGCTGAATTATACATAGTTAATGTATAATCTGAAGCACTAGCGTTAATCTGTGTTTTACCCCCACTATAAATCCGCATATTTTCAGTACTACCACTACCAGCATAAAAAGCTAACTCTTCATTAGTACCCCCAAATTTTATATAAGCTCTATCTGCCCCTGCTTCGTTTTTAAATTGAATTAATGTGTCAGCTCCATTTGATTCTCTTTGAGCAAATATTTTTCCTATTCCTAAAATTTTACCTTGAACATATAGTTTTTCACTTGGCGCAGTCGTTCCAATTCCTACGTTGCCAGCACTAGTAATAACAAGATTCTTAGTAATACCACCACCTGCTGCAAACCATAAAGAACTTTCAGAAAATAATCCTATACTATAATCTGTTCCAGCTCCAGAAATAATATTATAAGGATAAAACCCACCCCTTCCAGCAGATGCTTCTCTTATTCCATAACATCTTGCCGTAACAGCAGTTGTAAACGTGGCATCGCCAGAAGCAATCGTTAATCTAGGTGTATCTTGAGTAAGAAAAACAAATGGAACTGCTGACGTAGTATTAAAATTAATTTGACTTCCTCCAGCGTAAATATTAACACTTGAACTATTATCTGAAGCAGTTAATCTTAATAAACCTCCATTTCCACCGCTTTTACCGTTTAAGTGTAATGTTGTATATCCTGAGTAATCAGTAGGCGAAGTCGTTCCGATTCCTACGTTACCTGTTGAACCAATAAACAATCTTGTTGAACCACCACTTTCAAAAAACATATTAGCAGCTGAATCTATCCCGCAATATAAATCATTACTACCTCCCGAACCTTTCCCAAAATAATGAGTTCTAGTTGCTCCAGTATAAAACCCTATGAAATTTGGTGTACTTGCAGTCGTTTCTAATCTTAATTTTTCTCCAGAACTACCGCTTAAATGTAGTAATACACTTGGAGAAGTAGTTCCAATTCCTACGTTGCCTGCGTTGGTAATATAAAACTTTGCTTGCGTTGAAGTACCTCCATTTGTATAAATACCAAAATCGTTATTATTACCACTATTTTGATAAATAGCATCTATTCCACCAAACCAAGAATTAGAAAATGTAATATTTTCACTACCTAATGAACTTGTAAATCCATAGCCATTAGTAACTGAAACTCCAGTTGTAAACGTAGCACTCGTCCCGCTTAAAGCTCTACTAACTAAAGTAACTGTAGTGCCGTTGTCTGTAATGCCACTGTCGCCAATAGCTGTTGAGCCAACAAATCTAGCAATACTGTTGGCAGTCCCCGATCCTGAGATAGATGGCACAGTGATATTAGCTGTGTAGCTAATTACCGACACGATATCTGCTGCAACAAGTCCTGTGATGACAACTGTCGTGCCATTAGATGCTGTATAGTCAGCAGGTGGATACTTAACACCGTTAACATACACATCTATCAAACCAACCACATACCCACCTGTTATGGTGAATGTATTAGTTCCAGCCGTTGCTGTGAATGTTTGTTCTGTTCTAGCAGATGTACTAGCACCTACCGTCCAGCTTCTATCAGCTGACAAGTCATAGGTTACACCGTTTATTGTTAACGTGCGAGATGTTGGTGTATAAGTACTAGGATCATAAGAGATAACCCCAGCTGTAGACTTCACAAAGCCCGTTCCATTTAATGCTGTTTGTTTGCTATTAAATGTTGTCCAATCACCATTAGAAAGCAAGCCTCTGTTAGTTGCACTAGCAGTAGGCAAGTTTAATGTAATCTCACCTGTTGTTGTAATAGGAGAGTTAGAGATGTTAGCATCTGTACCAGATGTCCCTAACGCAAGCCCAATAGATGTAACTGTACCTACTGACCAAGTGCGGTTAGCAGATAAGTCGAATGCAGTATTATTAATAGTAATTGTGGTCGCAGCATTTGCTGGCGTGTAACCAAGTGTTGTTGCAATAGACTTCTTCTCCCAAAGAGATGTGGTCGTATTGTAAGCAATGATGTCATTGTTTGCTGGATTCCTAGCAGATACGTTATGAAGCTCATCTAACTCATATCCATTCTGGATATTAACCTCGATAACACCTTGCGTAGGATGGTCTCTAACAACAATTGCAATATACACTAAGTGTGCAGGTGCATATTGCTTAACTGTGGTGTACGCACCAGCTACTGTTGAACTAAGATACAATTGTGTACCAACACCTAAGCCTTGTGTATCTAAATTCTCAAGTCCACCAGTAACAACAACAAATCCATTATTCTGGTCTGTAATATCTGTCTGAACAATACCAAATGTCTGAGCAGAGGTCATGTCACCTGTAGCAATCGCCTTAGTAACAGCTGGCAAGTTTCCTTGTCCACTATTAATATAAACAACTGTACCCTTAGTTAATGTAGCCCCTGTTTTATTATACACCTCACGAACAATAGATCTAGCTTCTGCTGATGTTCCAGGAAGTGTAGCAAGGCTACCATCACCTCTAATGTATTGTGCTGTTGTACCAGCACCTGTCACCGTAAGTGTACCTGTACTAGTTACAGGGCTATTGGTTACAGTAAATGCAGATGGCATACTTAAGCCAACTGATGTAACTGAGCCACCCGAACTAGAGATAACACCCGTAGTAGAATTATATGTAATACCTGTACCAGCACTAATAGAAGTGCGAGCTCTAGCTGTTGTAAAGTATAAATTAGTTGTACCTTCTGTTACTAAGTCTGTATTGTAGTCACCACTCTGAGCAACTACTGTTCCAAAACGTCCAAAGACACTAGTCACTGACTCGGTGTTGTCAATTTTGATCCAGCCTGTGGCTGTCTTAACTGCTAAGTCATTAACCAACCAATCTGTGATGCCACCTAAGTTCGTATTACCAGCAACAGATACTCTCCACGCAAAACCTGTCTGAGTAGTTCCTGTGATGTTAGGTGTGTTAGTAGCAGCATTCCAATCTCCTTGTAAGATAATTCCCCCCGCTGTTGCGCTGTCGACATAAGTCTTAACAGCATTCTGAGTAGGGTATAAAGTAGCACTTGTTCCTAAGGCTGTGTCATTTGACTTGTTAGCAACATTCTCAGGAGTAAATCCTAGTGCATCTGTAACATCTGTGGATGTTAATGTAATAGCACCCGTACGAGTGTTGAACGATGTCACACCACCTTGGTACTGAGGGATATTTAAAATACCTGTAGTCGAGCTGTAAGTAGCTGGACCACTTGTACCTGTTACGGTAAGTGAGATAGCTGTACGTGCACGTGCAGTAGTAAAGTATAAATTATCACCTTCTGTAACTTGAGTAGTTGTATAGTCTCCTGATTGAGCGACTACAGCACCTGTGCGTCCAAATACAGATGTTACAAGATTAGTGTTATCGTCAGTCCAAGAGGCAGTAATAGTACTACCGTCTTGCTTGTTAAGTGTTAATGTTTTAGTTGTTGTACCTGTAACAGCAGCAGAAGTAATGCTGCGATTATAAGCAGTATCCCATGTAGCTGATTGAGCGGTAGTAGGAATAAAATATCCTGTCGTTAAAGAGAAGATACCTGTCGTATTGCTATAGTCAATTCCTGTGATAGAACTACTAATTACGTTACGAGCTCTTTGGTCAGTAAAGTACAAGTTTGTACCTTCTGTAACCAATGTGGTGGTATAGTCACCCGCTTGAGCAACAATAGCTCCTGTACGACCAAACACAGATACAACTGCATCAGTATTTTGGTCTACCCAAGAAGCAGTAATTGTACCGCCATCTTGCTTATTTAATGTTAATGTCTTTGTTGTTGTACCCGTTACTGATGCACTAACTAAGCTTCTATTATATGCTGTATTCCAGTTGGTATTAGTAGTAGGGTCAAGTGATATAGTAGGCTTAGTAGTTCCTGATACTAAAATAGGAAATGTAGCCTTTACTTCTGTTACAGCATTAGCTGCAGCAAAGTAACCAAATACTAGCGAATCACCTTGTTGAATAGTTGCAGATACACCATTAACTAATTCTAATTCTAATAAAAAGAACCACTCTGTATCAGGTGTTACTGATTTAACATTATAAATAGCGTATTGGCTAGGGCCAGAAGGTACGTGGACTAAAATAGCCTGGTCAACCCATTCATTAATAATAAATATACCTGGCGTTGTATTAGCCAAAGTCAAAGCAGAAACTCTTAATAGTTCGCTACCTAGATTAAGTATATTAATACTTTGATTTAAATAATCAATCTGCTGAAATGTCTTCTCAGCTTGAGCTTGAGTATTAGAGTATGGTTGAAACTGCCACGAGAAACTGCCCGTGTCGATGATAGCACTTCTATTGAAGTAGTCTGCGACTGCGTTAGCCGTGAAGTTTTTAGTGGCAAGGTTTTCTGTATTGGCATCCGTCCCGATCCATTTATCGAGTCCAGTAACAAATGTATCCCTTGGGTAGGTTGATATACGAGCCATGTATTGCTTGTGTTTACTTTATTATCTAGCAAAAATACGCAAATTTATCTAACCACTAGAAACTTAAAGTACGCATATAAAATAATAATAGCAGATTCTATTAGTATAACAATGATAGCCCATGTTGGCACCATATACTTAATAATCTCTACACTCTTTTGACTAGTATTTGAATCGCTTTTACTGCGGTACTTATCTTCATAGACATGAGCGATTGAATCAATGTTAACTGTAGCCTCAATCTTGCCACGTACGGTGCGAATTACTACTTGCCCTTGTGGTATCTTTATCTTGCTATAGAACGTGCTTAAAATGCCAGAAGAATCGCACGGGTTATCAATTGTTAGTGTGTCATGTACAGCTTGAAATATTTTTTCCGTACGTACACTTTTGAATGTATCCACACGTATAACTTCTTTATATTCCGTTACTGTTTTTGTTGGACGGCAAGAAGCTGTTATAATTAACAATAATAAGAATAATATTTTTTTCATTACTTGTATGGAACGTATTTAGTAGCTCCGTTTGATTTGATTGCTTTTAAAATCTGACCTCTTTGTTTACCATCTGAATTATATGACACGTGTACCCAATCAGGTGCAGTATCTGTACCAAATTCCCAGATCATCTGATCAAATTTTACATTTGACTTTATGTAGTCAAATACCATCTTATTTGTAACTCCCTTAGAAGAGCCATCCATATCAATGTCAATTGCCTCCCCTTTGCAATGCTGAGAAGTTGCTGATCCACCAATTGCTGCATTTAACGCTTTTGATCTGTAGCCAGAACTAATGTGAATAGGTACACCAAAGTGTTTTCTAATTGG